TCTTGCATAGGTGATAGCACTACCTTGTTGTTGTGGGTTGTTTAAATCCTTCATACGAAGTACTTGTTCACTCTGCATCCACTCGCCTGATTCAGCGTGATAAACTGTGGTAACCAATACGTCATCGTTAGGATGTTGGGTAACCAATAAACCACACTCTTGAAGGATAGGGTTAATGGTATCAAGGATAGATGTAAGGTCTGCATACTTCTTCTTGAAATGGTCGTTTTTAGCGTTCTTCTTTACGCTACTAACCTTGCCTTGAAACTCAAATAAGGCTTTGGTTAAATTGGTGAATTTCTCTGATGTTTTCATTTGTATATTGTTTTAGTATTGTTTTCTGAATTGATAATAATCTGTTCTGGTCTTTCTCCATAGTAGTAGATAAGGTCATTGATAATGTCGTACCTTGCGTCATCGTGTAAATAAGTAAAGGAAACAACTGATGTGTTGTCCACCTTAATAACTGCATCCTCATAATCGTCACCGAATAACTGATATGCTTTACGCTCAACTGAATGTAAGTCAAACACCATAGTGCAGTAAGGGAACTCAACTATTAACTCATCTACATCTACATAGATAAAAGCATCAACCTGCATCTTCTACCTCCTTTAATGCGTGACGTAAAACAACGAGTGCCTTCTCTGAAACGATGCCCTCGCCTTTTAAATACTTTCTAACCGTAGGTTGGCTAATGCCAGTTGCCTCCGATACCTTTTTTACCAAGCCGTGCTTTCTGTTCAGCTTGATTCGTTTGATAATGTTTTCTATTTCCATACCACAAATATAAAATAAATTTGCGATATAAAAACAAATGTTTCTTAAATAATGTAAAAAAAATTATTTTTCAAGTGAGTCAATCACCCACTTTTCTATTCTCTGAACGAGTATATCTACGGAAACTTCATTGAGTCCTGGTTGTACGAAAGGTTGAGGACGTGTACCTTTCTTTGCAATCTTACGAGCGATAACGTATGCAAGTGATTTTGTTGCAGATATTCGGTCTTTAGCATTTTTAATCTTGTCTTGCATTGACCTTTTTTCTTGTATCCACTGATAGATATTTTTAATCGGTGGCATCTTACCTGCTGACCTTCCGTTCTCAACATACTGCCAATAATCTTCCATCTCAACACTTAAATTAAAGCCTCCTTGCTTTGGCTTAACTATCGGTGAGATACTTCCATCTAAAGTGCTTGATGCGTTTGTTTTGTTTTTGCGTAAATTAATACGCATTTGTTGAGCAAGTTGGTTGCCATAATTTTGAATTACTCGTAATAACCCATCATCCTCAATCGGATTGAAGTTTTTAAAGTCCTCACCTAACTGCTCAATTCTTTTATCCATTCAAAACCTTTTCAGCGTAATCGTAAAAATCCTCAAGTCTATTCAACCATCCACGTCCAAAAGTAGCAAATGATTTTAGACCTTTTAAAAATTGCACTCGGTGGATATAGCAACCATCAAAAACGTATTGCTCTCCTTTAGACTCTATAAGCCCATTTAAGGCACTCAAAGTCTTTTTACCTATGATACCATCAACTGTTAACAAAAATCCTTCAGAACGCAAATAATACTGCAACTGACGTGATGCACCACCTACACCTGAACCCCACGCAAAGTCTGCCCAAAATTCAGCAATAATATCGGAGTTGATTTCGTCACATTTAACTCCATCCCAATAGATACGATAAATGCTCAACCAATCTTCATCTGACATTGCATAGAACCTTTTGATTGACTCTTCTGAATTTCCGTGTACACTTCTCCACGCTTCCCAAGTGATTCCTTTGTTTGTGTGGTAACCACTGCCATCAGGAACGCAATTGATTGCAGCTGAATCTAACTTGTGTTTTGATAACCCACCTTCCCACTTGAGAATGTAGTCTAAATTACAGTGATTTATGTTGCCCATTTTTTTCGATTTCTTTGATAAGTCTATTGATATACCATTGTGCTTTTTGGAGGTCTTCCACTCCGTTTTTGCGATTGTAACGAATAACGTACTTAAGAGCATTGCCCTGACAATAACCTTTAAATGCTTCATAACTCATACTTGCTTTAATTGAATCTATTGCCTCAACTTCTCCTTGATAATGAGGCGGATTGTTTACTATATCCATAGTTTTCTAAACTCTTCTAACGGCAAATCTATTAAAAAATTTTGGTTTCCTAACATATAAACGTGAGTCATCTCGTAAAATTCACTGCATCCAACAACCTTGTCAAGGTCAAGATAGCCGTCTACAACTACTTCAATTTCACTCTCGTTTGTTTCTAAACCTATTTGTTTATAGATAGGATCTACCTGGTTCTCTGTGAATACAAATGGAACAAATATCTTCATCTTGTCTTATATGTGAAAGCGTTAACGTTTAATGACTCGTTGCCATCTTTATATATTCTTTCGGGATGCAACTCTAACCAACGACCACCTAATGGCTTGGGACTTGCCCCTCTCTCAACGTGCCATCCACCTTTACCATCGTTGTACTCTTCCTTGTACGTTGCCGTTCTTACCATTAGTATATCTTTTAAGTGTACTTTATTGTTAGAACTTAATCTCTCTGATGAATATGTTATCTCCATATCTTCGTGAACGTGACCCATCCATATTAAATCTGCACCCTCTATAAAGGTTGACATACGATGAAAGTTCAATGAACCTTTTGAGGCATAAGCAGAACCTCCTGAACCGTGAAAATATTTGATGTTAAAGCGTGTGCGACCTTGTCCGTTATCTCTTTGAAAGCCGTATACTATCCATCCACCATAACCACCGACTTCTACTTGTGTGTCATTGGTTGAATTAAGCCCATAGACAAAGCGTTCAATTACATCTGTCTCTTGTCTTTTTAAGATATTGGTTTCATGGTTACCATAACCTACAACCTTGATAAGGTGAGCATAAGGACTAAACCATTGCACTGCATCATTAACTACTGCATCTAAATAGTTTGACTTGTTGTGTTCAGGTCTTATATCTGATTTGTTTTTTCTTGGGTCATAAGCACCCTGCATTAAGCAGAATGTGTCACCATTAAGCAGAATGTCCGCTCCGATTTCTTTGGCTTGGTCAAGGTGACGTTTAAGCAATTCACGGTCACACTTGGGATTGTCCCAATGTATGTCGGAGAGCAATAATACCTTTTTGGGTTGCCAGTTGTTTCTGAAGATGTGTACATTTGTTTTCATAGTATTAGTGCCAACACAAGTAATGCACTTGCGAAAGCTGATATTGTTTGATATCTATATTTAGCCACTTTTTCGTTATTAGTGGCTATTATTAGTTCTTGAATTATGCTATCTTGACGATGTATAGTTTTGCCGTCATTGTCCGCTAAAACTTTGTATAAAGATAGTTTTTGTCTGCACTCGTGTAATTCAATTAACCTCTCGTTTATTTCCCTGATCATACTGTCGGAGTATTGACAAAAGACTTTCTGTGGTGCTAATGCTACTAATAGAATCAGCATAAACACTTTTAATCGAATCAATCTCTTTGTCAACTGCATATATCTCACGGATAATTATTAAACGAGTTGTATCAGGTTGGTATGTCGCAGTAACTCTCGAGGTATGGTGTGTCGATAGTAAAGTCAATAATATGCCCAGCAACAACATCATTGTGTGAGTCATAAAAGGGTTCTGCCGTTCCATTTACATTTATATCAAAGTCGTTTTCTGTCACGTTTCTCTTAAGAAGTGTGACAATGTCTATAATTATACCTGCCGTGTCACTTAATACCTCAATCGTGTTAGATGAACTCTCGAATGTTCTATCCATTACCATTAACGCAAACTGATAACTCACTAAACGAGTATCGGTGTTAAAGGTGAAGCCATTGGGAACTAACCAAACAATCGGATAGTACTTGACCTCGTCTACTGCAAAGTCGAAATCAGCTCCTACTGCGAACTTTCCCACCATTTTGTGAGACTCCGCTTTTGTTTGTATTGTTTTGATTATTTGATTTAGAGTCATAGTCCTTTAGTTTGGCTTCGTTCTTTAGCCTCCATTTATTTTTCGTAGTCATCCGGGAAGTCATAGTTATAGAAACAATCATCGTCAGTACCGGGCAGATACATACCTCCAAAGAAAGCAGTATTTTTTGGTCTTATTACATCAAAGCCAGTACCAGGATTTAAATATTTAGGATAGTCCGTTGGGTTCTCTTTCAGATAATCTCTTAAACGTTCAGCGTAATATTCTGCCTTGTCTCTGTAGCGTTGCTCAATCATTGTCAACTCGTCAGTAGTGATAGGTGTAGCATTCTCACTATTCCTTGATGCAACACTTTTATTCATAAACTTGAACGTCAAAGGTAACATCGATTCAACGAGTGTGTAGTACTTCAAACAAGGTGCAATGTATGAATCTATCAAAGTTGTGTTTAAAGCCGTTAGAGTGCCGTTATAGGCTTCTGATTGCAACTCATCATAGATACCACTTCCAATGACATCTCTAATGTATATCTCCTGTGCTTCCTTGATAGCACTCTTTAACAACTTATCGTCGAGATTTTCGTTTAAAGGAGTATTGGTCTTAAGGTATGTGGTGCTTATTAAATATACAAAGTTGCTCATAATTTTCTTCTAACTAATCTTGATGCCCAATAGTGTCTGCAATAAGGAACGTGAACGGCAGGTGAACTCCCTTTGACTGTCATCCATCCTCCTCTTCTTCTCCAAACATCATAACCTAAAATAGATGTCATTTGCTCTATATCTTCTCTTGTGTAAAGTCTGTTGAAACCAACTACTCGTCTGCAAAAGTCTCTTGATGTTGGGATAACCTCACTTCCACTAATACCAGGTGCTTTGGTGTACTCGTATCTAACAACAATTTCAGTTGTAACTCCACTATCTTTTAACTCCTTTGAGCCTTGTTCAGTTGTGGTTAGGTCATCGTTTAACAAGCCGTCAGAGATTAACTTGGCAACCTCCTCTGTGATTACTTGAGGGTCAGCTTTAATACCATTGATTAAATCAGCAAGTTGCATTCCAGTGTTAGCGTTTAACCACTGAAGAATGGCAATGCCTAATGTAGATGCAAACTCAAACTTCACTTCCTCAAACTTATCTTTCTCCTCACCAAATTGTTCAAAGACTTTAACATCTCTATCGTCATCCCACCCGAAAGGATTTTGTTTTGACATCTCTTGCTTTGATGACATTCCTAACTCAAGACGTGCCTCATCCACACTGATAATGCCCTTTTCAAATAGGTTCACATAATCTAATCCAATTGGTGGTCTGTTCTTTGTTTTTAACTTAACTGGTGCTATGTATTTAAATATAGAACTAAAAGCACTATCAAGTTGTGATTGTCTTGGCTCAACATATGAAGTTTGAAATGACTCGTAAGATTCAATTAATTCTGAACGTCCACCTAACTGACCTTCAACTCTAATACCGAACAACATCGGTGAAGTAACACGATGACCACTGAATATCTCTTGTTGCACTGTGTCGTTCAGTTGCATAAACAACTTGTCAAAGTCAGAAGGTGCAAGGTTGTCTACTCGTGATGGTGTTTCGTTAGGGTCGTTAAACTGAATTATCACCGAACCTGCATTGTCAGTGCCAGTGAAGTTATCCTTGAATCTCTTGATAGTATTCCTCGCTTCTTGTGCATTTGGGATGCCCTTGAAGAGCTGCACGAGGGTTTGAGCAGAAAAGCCTGACTTAATAGAGTTCAAATGAAAGTTAGCAATCTCGGTGTCTATCTCGATGTATTTCAAAGCACCTACATAAGAAGGTAAAGGATACATCTCCTGACCTGCTCTGTACATCTTGAAATAGTACACTTGCTTGTTTTCACGAGTCGTTGGATTCCAACAAGGATAACGATAATGCTCTGCCCTTCTATTTGACCAATCCTCGCAATAAACGTAATCACCCTCTAAACCTATTCTTACATTTTGAAAAGGTAGATGGTAAATCTCTGCGATTGAAGTTTTAGCCTTATTCCAAATGATCTCAAGTGCAAATCCGTCAAACAACTCAAGGTCTTGTGCAATCTTCTGTTTTAAACTCTCAAAGTCCTCATAAGCGTTTATGTTTGAAAGGTAGTCATTGGCTTTAGCAATGTCCTCTGTGCTTTGTCCGATTATCTCGGTCTTGTCACCTGCTATGTAAGATGCTTTTTGAGTTACTATTGCACTATGTTTAGGTGACTTATTGAACAACTCAATTATCCCCATCGGGTAAAGGTTGTCCTCTCCATAGGTCATAAAGCCCTTCGCTTTATTCTCCTTGAATATCGGAAGTTTAGACTCCGCTAAATTTATTCTTATAAAGTTATTTTCCATTCGGCTTAAATTTTTCAGCTGCACTAAATCCAAGTGCTAATATACTCACCCACTCAACGGCTTCAACAAGTTTATCGGAGTTGTAATAAAGCATTGCACCTATTAACGCCATTGCACCTACTATCCCCACCACTCGTTTTGAGGATATCTCACCTTGTACACCTTTGAACATCTCTGTCAGTTTCTTCATAGGGAAAGTATTTGTCAATTAAACTATCGTTGACTCTATGTATATATAGCAATTCTTCCAAAGTGGAATCAAGTACTTTTTGTGAGTGTGCCATTTCTTGAGAATAATCAACCTCGTGTTCAGGCTTTGTTGCCTCGTTTAAACCAAAAGCAACCGTTATAACTGCAAATAATTTAACTGCTATTTTCATTTGATGTAACCTAATTCTCGATAGATACGGATTTCACTTGATAGAGCAGAACAAATGCTATCTTGAGTCTTCAACATTTTACTCATCTGTTGGAGTTGTTGTTCACATCTCTTTAAGCGTTGCTCACACCTTGTATTAATGTCTCTTGCTTGAGTTTCTGAACGCCAGTATAAAGCACACACGACAAATAGCAATAGATAGGATATTGCTTTGGAAGGGTCACTCTGCCACTCTTTAAAGGTCAATGGAATTTTCATAGTTCCTCGTGTGGTGTGATTGTAATGTCGGTAGGCTCACCTAATACTGCTTCTAATCCATCTACATAACGAATGTACCAAAAGCCGTCAATTTCAGAGTAGTTGTAATTCACCCAATAGATAGTAGTATCGCCTGGCTTAACAGGTAATCCTTTATAGTCTGCTGCTTGTTGTCTTGCAGTAATTGCTTCTTGTTCGGTGTTGTATTTATATCCTTGCATTAGTAGATTGAGTAAAAGTCGTTTATGTTAGTTTCAATGCCACTTCGGTTTGATGATTGGTCGGATGGGTAGAGAATTATTTCTTGAAATTGAATAGGTGAATAACCAATTGTTTGATTTATCGCCCCAAGAACTATGCTTTCTAATTGCTCTGAGCCAATACCAGTACCACTCGATATAGTTTGTTCCAAACCATTAAAATAAAACCTTGTGTCTGATTGCTCAATTTTATAACTAATTAACGATTGAGATGCTTGGTAACTATTATACTGCAAAGAACCTCCCGCTTGTAAACCATAATTTAAAGAAGAACTTAATATCAATCTATGTTCGGGGTATGTGATAAGGTTACCAATTACCCCATCAAAAGCACTTGGTGTTGCGTGAAAGTTGTGTGTTACAAACCAATATGTTGGTTGAGATATAATTGAAGATAAAGTATTTGATAAAAAGTCGTTAGTTCCATCAAACTTTAATGTAGGCTTCCCATTCTCCTCAATCACACCACTTGAACTATCGTATATTTTAGGTTGACTTGCTGCCGTTGTTTGAGTAGCGTCATTGCCGTTCCCACTTTGGTCGTACCACGTTGTGACGAATCCATTTGTACCACTACAAAAGGTTGCAAGTGTAGAGGTATCAAGTTCGTTGTTTACAAAACCAATATCTTGTGTTGCATTGTCTGACGCTCTTCTTACCTCTATTGCACTACCTTCGTAAGTACTACTTAACCTTCTTAATGAATAGGCAGCAGAAGCACCAGTATAAGTATCTAATAACCCAGTAAATGATGTCCACACCTCTGTACTACCTATATAAATCTTGTTTACATCAGTAGAGCCTATCTTAACTGCACTAATATCGTTTGAACCTAACTTCATATAATAAAGTAAATGGTTGTCGCACTTGGTGTTAATGCATCATATTCGGCTTGAGTAACTGCTGCAAGTGAGTTAATGTCGTAAGTAGTGCCGTCATACTTGGAAAGTTTAGTATCAACACCTATTGAAGTTGCTAAATTGGTTGCAGTTATTTTCTTGGTTATGTCTAAATCTATATCAACAATTGGCAATACGTCTTCCGATGCTGCCGTTGTTAATTCAGTTAAATCTGTTATTTTTTTAGTTGCCATATATTTTGTTATTAATAGTAGGTGTGTAGTTCTTATTTAAATTCTGCTCATCGTCCCATATGATAAAGTAAGGTTCTCCAATCTCATCCTTGACAACAAAGTTCTCATTTGATTGAGTAATTAAACCTTCTAAATCTTGAGTTAATAAAGGCACTTCTATAACCGTGTTTTCAGTTACTAATGAGTCACCACTTTGAGTTAAAAGGTCGTTGTCAGTAGTTGTTGGTAATATGTATATCTTGTTGCTCACGATGGTGTGTATTCAACTTCTGCAACTGCTATTGCATTACACTTCAAAATACCTTGCTCAACTAACTCATCTGCTAATGAAGGGTTAAGATTGCTATCGCTTGTTTGAGCGTATACTTTGTATTCATACTCACCCGTATACAAATCAGCATCAGTACCCTCAATAAATTGCAACTTGTTGTACCTTTCCGTGTACGCTGACACATCGGTTAAAATAAAGTTGTATTCGGTATTGCTTGTTCTATTGGTTAAGCTGAACAAAAACGTTGGGTTGTCAATAGTAACCTTCTCCGTTAGTGTTAAGTACCAATACTTTGTTTCGTCCTTTGTGATAGTGAGCATTTACTTATAAATAGCAATTCTAAAAAATTGGCAAAAAGAAAGGGCAACCTAATGGCTGCCCCCTTGAAAGAAATATGAAAACAAATCAGATGCCTAATGATGTCACCACTGCACTTTGCACTAAATATGGTGCTTCTTGCTCAATAGCAGATAGAGTAATATTGTACCCTACCAAGTCACCTAATGCAGTACCAGTTTCAGCAGTCATTGATGTTACATCACAACCGTGTTCGTAACCGCATAACCAATAGTTGTCGGTGTTATCTTTTACGATGCAGAACACTCTGTTTTGAGCCAATAACTTCAATTCGTTTCTTTTAGAAGTAGACAACTTGCGAAGTCTTAAAACGATGTCCGCTTGATTGAATACTGTTCCGTTTTCAGTAGAAACGTTTGTAGTAACTGTCATACTACCAGTCTGCTTTGGTAACTCATAGGTATAAGTAGAACCTGATGAGATAGAACCAGTAGCAGCGATAGCAGTAACCTCGCCTGATGCAACTGTAAAGCCGTCAGCGACCCAATCAATTAAATGAATGGATTTAACGCCTCCAGTTGAATCTTTACAGTCTAAAGTAAAACCCTGTGTTAAATTACAAGCCATAATCTTATGCTTTTAAAGGGTTAGACTTACGCAAGGATAAACTCAACAATCTGGTCAGGGAATGCTACTTGAACACCATACTTGCAAGTAACTCTGAAGCGAACCTCGTCGTTATCTTGAGAATACCAGAATCTGTACTCTTCCTCTTCGTTTGCAAGGTCAGTACCTACAAAGAAGTTAGAGATACGTCCCAAGTACATTTTGTCAGTTCCGTTAAGACCACCAACACCTACCATTTTCACGTTAGTAGCAGGAATCATTATTTCCATTCCTTCGCTATCAGCAGCGTAGTGGAATAAGTTAGATGCTCTTAAAGCAGTAGTGTACTTCTTGAAAGTGTCTATTCCAACGAATAAAACTAAATCGTCTGCATCTGCAATGTCAGCAGGAATTGCTGCATACATATCGTCTACTAAATCATCAATGTTTGAAGTAGTGATTGCAGTTGCACTTGAAGTGTTTCCGTCAACAGCAGTTGCATCACCTATGATTTTAACGAATCCGTCAAACTTGTTAGTATTAGGGTTAGTGTTTGAAGTTGCAGTATCACCTTGCCACATTGCTACTTCTAATAATTTAGCAATCTTGCTTGACTTCTCATTTCCGATTTGCTCTTCAAATGGAACTGCCTCAGGAGAACCTGCTGCAATTTGAGTCTGCATCCATTTAGCCTCTAAAGTTTTAGGGCAAAGAGTCTCTTCAACCTTAATCTTTCCAACAGTGATAGTACGCTGTGAGAATGTAGTGTTACCTGATGCAGTGTATCCACAACCATCTGCTTGAAAGTAAACGTCAGAATCAAGGATGTTAAGTGCCTCTGCACTCTTAACTCCTACTTGAACTTGTCCAGCTGCTTGTAATAAAGCAGCAGTCTTGCCACCGAAAAGTGACTTAACAACCAACTCGGTTGATTGCTCATTTGTGTAATTGGTTAAACCAGTAACGTTAAATGCCATAATTTATTTTTTTAAAGTTTTTGCTATGTTTAAAATGTTTGCGAAACGCTCCTCTTTCTTTGACAACTTTTGAGGTGCTTTAGTTGGTTCTTCACTTGGAAGGTCTGCCACTTTTTCTACCAAGTCAACAGTCTTACTGAAAGCCTCTTTCATAGTTGAGAACGCTGCCTCATTGTGGTTCAACTTCTCTTCTAAAACGTGCAATCTTTCAACTGCCTCTTCAAAGCGAGACACCAAAGAGTTGAAAGACTCAAGTGTTGCAAATTCAACTTCGCTCATCTCCTCTTCAACTACCTCATCTTTAGAATCTTCAGAAGGCTCTATAATTTCAGTTACAGTACCACCTTCAGTTGTTACCAACATACCACCCTCAACTTCGTGAGTTGCATCAGGAGCAGGAATTAATCCTTCGCCAGTTTGTACAAAAATAGGAGTGCCAACGGCTAACTCTCCGTCCCAAGTTATGATAGTGCCATCAACAAGGGTTGCTTCTTCCATCTTTACCTCTTCTTCTTCTCCGAATAAAAGGTGACGGATTTCTTGAATTACTTCTTTACTATTCATTTTATTTATAATTAGTGTTGCTTAATTTTTGGCTCAATTTTTACCATCCCACTTCTTGACAATATCCTTCATCTTCCTCATTATAGCATCCATTATCTTATCCTCTTTGTTGCGTTCAAAGTCAAAATAACCCTCAACAGAGAAGCCCTTAAACTCACCATCCTTTACTCTCTGCCAAATAGCATCGTCGTTAACTATGTATGATAGAAACCAACTTCCATCGGCAACCTCTTCATATCCTTTTGGTGGGTTAATGCCACGCTCTCTATCGATAATATAACTCTCAAACAAGGATAGTCCTTTAGTCTCAACCTCGTGGTGGATATTCACAGAATCGTATCTATCTGACTTTGCCCACTTTTTAGCAATTTGAAAGATTGTCTCACGGTCAAACACAACGTAGTACTCACCTCTCACATCGTCATAACGATAGATTTTTTTATCAGCTAACATTGCAGCACCAGTGATTATCCTTTTCTCCTCATCTTGGATAGCGAAATTATGACTCATTGATTGTTTAGTTGAATGAACCTGGTCTGCTGAACAAGGCATCCACTTGTCACCCATTTGATGAGAACCACTGCAACCAATTTTATCAGCGTATGCTTCTGCCTCTTCTTTAGTATCAAATAGTGGTAAGTCTTCCGTCACATAATTAGGTAACTCGGCAACATCTACATCGTATTTGTTACGCTTACGCTTTGCCTTCCTTAACTCTAACTCCTCAAGTTTACGTTCAGACCAACGAAGCATTTCTTCACCACCCCATAAAAGGTAAGAAATAGTGCCACACGCTTTGGTGTCTTTCGGGTTGTAGTATTCTTTTGCTCTGCTTAAATAAGAGTAAACTCGTTTGATTGTCTCTAATGAGATAGGCTCACCGTTTGCAAGTTGTCTTGCTCTATTCTTACCTACTAAAGTAGCACAATCGTTGTTGACTGCTTCGTTTAGTTTGATGCCTCTTTGAGCATTTTGTGATGCTGCTTTTGGATAGTCGTTGTAAGACTCGAATTTCTCACCTTCCCAATATTTATAACAGATTGCTAAAGCCTGGTCATCGGAGTAACCCTCACCTTTAACAACTTGCATACATCTGCTTATAAACTCACCTTCGTCTTCACCTCCATTAGGCTTAACGAATTGCTCATTGAAGTATTGAAAATCCCTCTCTATGGCAGGGTTAGTAACAAGGGAAACAAACTCAACTCCAGTTTCATCTTCCTCGTTTATGATTAATTTGTAAACGGGTAACTCCATTTTCTTATATATAGTGTTTTTAAAATATTGGCTTTATTCTACTAAACTAACCTTCTGTGTGGTTGCTACTTTCTTTTGCGTTGTGGTTATGTCTGACTCTGTGACATACACTCTCCTTTCAGAGAATAGTTGGTTGTCAGCGTTCAATGTCGATTGCAATCTTGGTGCGTTTAATTGTGGCACACCTGGTCTTGCTACTGATGGTGCAGAACCTCCTCCTGCTGTTGGTGCAGGTGCTTTTAAGATTGAATATGCCCTCTTTGCGTTGCTCAAAATAGTAGTTGCAAGTGCAATGTATTTTGCTATTCCTGCAAGACCACCAGTTGCCACGTTGTCAGGAGTTGGGCTATTAGCGTTTGCTAAAGCACCACTCAACGCTCTTGCCGTATCTGCTCCTATTTGTGCAAGTGCTATTGCTTTACCTACTGCCGATTGCTCACCTGCTAACCCAACGATAGCATCTGCTAAAGTTTGTGCCTCATTGAAGATTGCTTCTTTTGCGTCTTGAATGGCTTGTTGACGCTCAATCTCTTCTTGTGCAAGTTGTTCTGCATATTCAGCACGAGCCAACTCTTGTTCTAACCACGCTTCAAATTCCTCATCTTCACGTTTTTTTCTTTCCTCTGCTTGTCTCTTTCTAAACTCATCAAGTTCAATTTCAAGTGCAATAAACCTTTCATACTCTTCGTCATCTTTTGCCTTTTGTTCGTCTGCTGCTTTTTGCTCTGCTTCTTGACGCTTCTTAATACCATCCTCTTTGATTTTA